CACGAACCAGATTGCAATTCTGGCCGAGGCTTTAGCTCTTAGCGTTGTTAAGCTTTGCGAGAAGTACGAGCGCTCTAGTGGTGGGTGCGCTGGGGCTGGAAGTGAATCTAAGAATCGTGGTGGCTCGTAGTTCAATTGGCAGAACGACGGGCTGTTAACCCGTAGGTTGCAGGTTCGATGCCTGCCGAGCCAGCCAAATAAAGAAACTCCCCGAGCCGGTCATGCGCAGACCATCGGGGAGGACGAATCGCTTGAACGGACAGGGACAGCAACGGGGCGGTGGGACACCGAAACCTTGGAGTAACAACCGAATTATATTCGTTCTGAATATATCGGTAAACCGAATTGTTACCCAAGGATCGGCGCATGCCAGCAAAACCGAATCTCTACCCAACGGCGTTTCCTGAGTTAGAAAATAGACACCACAAGGCACCGGAGCGGAGGCTACTAGAGGCGATTCTCTGGCGCGCTGTAAGTGACAGCCTAGCCGGCACACCCTCGGATCACCTATCACAGTGCGACATTCAAGACGCGCAGGCGTGGCTATTCGAGAGAGGGGGCGCCTATCCGTTCTCGTTCTTATGGGTGTGCGAGGCTCTCGATAAATGCCCGTTCCGCATACGCCGCGCGGTTAAGGATCTGATGCGCAACGGCACCAGTGGGGGATACCGCCGCGCCGATCGCAAAGTGCCGGTGCCGATTTCGGTATCGTGAGCGTTTGGCGTGTGTAGCATTTAGGGCGTGAGTCCAAACGCCTAATATTAAGAACAATGCCGTTTGAAAAAGGCCAGACGGGTAATCCACATGGTCGAGGGGCAAAGAAGCTTCAACAGAAGCGTCTCGCTGCTGACCTGCTATCGCCTCACGTAAAGCGCGCGGTGCAAGTTATAGCCGCTCAGCTTGATTCTGACGATCCGTCCTGGGCCTGCAAGATGATCTTTGAATACGTATTCGGGAAGCCGGGGCAATCGGTAGAGCTTTCGGCCAAGGGCGACACCCCCATGACTGCGGTATTGATGATTGGAACAAAACCAGACGATCGATAACCCAAGCAAGCTCTGGGTGCCGGACTTCCACCCGGCGCAAGCAGAGTTTTACGACTCTGAAGGCACTGAAATCCTTTGGGCTGGCGATACGCGAGCCGGTAAGTCTGCAGGCGTGAAGCTTTCCCTCATTCGCTGGTGCGCCCTTATTCCCGGCCTTGAGTGCGACATATTCCGCTTGCGCGAAGATGATGTGATAGCCGGCTACATGCGTGGCGAGTTCGGTTTCCCCGCGCTTCTCCACCAGTGGTATCACGATGGGCTAGTCGAGATGAACGAAACGAACGTCCGCTTCTGGAATGGTTCGTACATCCAGCTAAACCACTGCTACACAGATGCCGCGCTGACAAAGCACCAAGGCGTGCCGAAACATGTGCGAGTGATAGACGAAGCCGGGCAAATCCCAGAGCGGCGCCTTAAGTGGCTAAAGCTCTGGATGACCATGAGCGAGACCGCCAAGCAGAGGATCCCCGAAGAATGGCGCGGGCGTTTCCCGAAAATCATTTACCTGATGAACCGCCTGGGAGTGTCAAAGAACTACTTTCGCAACCGGTTCGTGAGAAAGCGCCAGAAGCGTGCGATTGAATTGGTTGGCGCATTCAAACAGCAGTACCTGCCGGCGCATGTTCGCGACAACCCCTCAGAGGATGCTGAGACCACCATAGAGCGCGTTACTGAAGCCGCAGACAGCGCCACGGCCAAAGCGCTCTTGTCAGAGGATGGCTGGGATGCCCAGACCGGGAACTACTTCGACATGTGGGACTCGGAGCGCCACGTGGTCAAGGATTTCATAATCCCAGACTTCTGGCTGCGCTTTCGAACATTTGACTACGGATCGTATGAGCCTTGGGCATGCATCTGGGTAGCGATCAGCCCGGGCACGATGGTTCACGAAGGCACGAAGCACGAGCTCTATCTCCCGCGCGGTTGCCGCGTGGTGTATCGCGAGTGGTACGGCTGCCGCGCTGAGCATCCGAACCCCTTAAGCCCCAAAGACTTGGATTGTACCAATCTTGCGCCTTCCGGGTGGTCAAATAAGGACATTGCCGAAGGCGTAATCGACAGGACTGAAGAGCGCTTCGACGGACAGCCAACATTCACTGATAGTTTCCCTTTCATAAAGCTAGGCGGCAGGGCAATAGAGCACGATTTCAAAGACGCTGGGCTCCCTCTGTCCCTCGGTGAAGTCGACCGCAAGAACCGAGGCGCGCAAACCCGCTCACAGCTTGCAGGCGTGAGGCTCGTAGCCGGCTCAGAGCAGCATTGGCCCATGCTCGTGTTCTTTGAGTCCTGCAAGTACTGCCAGGATTACATGCCGATGGTCGAGCGCCACCCGGACGAGGGGCGGCTCTGGGATTACGTTGAAGACGGCGAGCCCACGCACATAGTCGACTGCGTAACCCTCGCAGCAATGGCGCACAACGCCGTGCGCGATGCGCCAACCGACACCGAAGCCGTCATCCACAAGACGCTCCAAAGCCCGTTAAACCGCCGCCGTACCGTCAAAGATTTAGCCCCCGAACTAGGACTCTAGCCATGCCCAACGAAGCGCTCGACAACCAAGCGTTAAACGACACGCTCACAATCGAGGATGTAAAGCAGTTCATTACCGACGCGCGAAAGAAGCGTGAGGATTTTATCTCGATATCCGATCGCTCGTGGTCCGAGATTGAGAAGCGCAACAGAAAGGGGCGGCTGTACGGTGGTAGCGACTTGGACAGGATGCGCCGGTGGTCAAAGTTTCCGCTGTGGTGGTCATGCTGGAAGATTCGTCAGCCGCTGACACTCGCACGGCTCGCGGTTCCGGTGCTGAAGGATACCCAGGGCGATGATCCCTTCGGACGCACAGCATGCGTCATCGGCGAGCGCCTTATACGCGGCATCCTCAAGACCTTCGATTGCTTCTCCGAGTTCGCGGCCTGCGTGGACGATTTTCTCGTTACCAATTTCGGTTGGGGCCGCGTGTTCTACCGCATGACCGAGTGCGTGGAGGATGAAAAGCTGCGCTTGCAGGTGATTGAACCCCCGCCGCAAGAGCCGCAGATCGGGCCGGATGGGCAGCCAATGCCCGACATGCAGCCGCAAGAGCCGATATTCGTCACACCCGACGGAGAGCCTGTAGCACAACCGCTCTGGGATGACATGGGCCCGTACATTCTCACCGGCAATCAGATTTCAGTCGACAATGAGGAAGTCTACTTCGAATCCGGCTTGTATTCCGGTTTGTATGTCGATCCCGACGCGCGTAAGTGGAACGCAGTAACGCGCCTGGCTTACGAGTACCAGTACAGCTACCGCGAGTTTGTGACCAAGTTCGGGCGTGATGCGCTGAAAACCTTGAACGTCGGGGATGTCGACGAGCACAAGACCGGGCGCCCGATAATCGTGTTTGAGTACCATGACAAGTTCCTCAGGGAATGCCGCTGGTTTGCCGAGAATTCTAACGACTTTTTCCAGCCGAAGGACATGCAGGCAGATGTCCCACAGCTAAAGGAAGTCAAAGACGAATCAGAGCCGGGAGCGGAGGCCGAGAAGGAAGGCCCGCAGGAGTACGACAACAGCGATCTCTACGGGCTAACCTCGTTTTTCCCGAATGTTGAGCCGCTGGTTATCAACCAATCCACCAAAGACTTTTGGCCAACCGCTGAATTCTTTCAGGTCCAAGACATTCTCGAAGACGTGAACGGCATCGTTAAGCGCATGTTCCTTCTCACCAAGGCAATCCGCGTGCGGTTCTTCTTCGACTCGTCAATTGACCAGCTAAAGCAGCTGATAGGCGAGACGGGCGAGGGCGGCGGTATCGGAATCCCGAACCTGGAACAAACGCTGATGAATAAACAGGGCGGGGGACTTTCTGCGCTCGTCGCTTACTTCCCAGTCGAAGAGATGATCCAGGGCCTTCAAAACATGTACACGGCGTTTAACCAGCGCTTAGACATGTTCTACCAAGTCACTGGGCTATCCGACTTGATTCGCGGGCAAACTAACCCCGATTCGGACAAGACTTTCGGCGAACGCCAGATGGAAGGCAAGTTCGCATTGAATCGGGTTGAGCCATTTCAGACGAAAACCCAAGAGTGGATGAAGAATAACTATCAGCTGCTTATGGAAATGGCGCTGAAGCTCTTCAAGCCCGAATCGCTAGACGAGTACATAACGCCGCAGACCTTGGATGACGAAGACAAGCAGCGCTATGAGGGGGGGTTAGAGCTTCTAAAGAACAACAAACGCCGGCGCTTCCGCGTCGACTTCGAAACCGATTCAACCATAGCGACTAACGAGCAATGGAAGCGCG